AAGGCAGGAAGATAATGAATAATAAAGAGAAATAAAGTAGTTTTACGAGATTTCGTGTAATTATATAATAAATATAATAACAATTAAATCTAATACTATGAAAAATCTAATTATTGCATTATTTATTACACTAGCGTCATTTACAGCAAAAGCGCAAGAAGCTTATAATGGCATGTGGGTAAACAAAGAATCTTCCTACGTTAAAACAATAATAGCTAGCGAGTATAAAATATTACAGGTTTTTAACACCAGTTTTGATGAGCTTAGAGTTATAAAAGAAACTATTGTTAGCCAAGGGACAAAAGGATTTGTCACAAAGCTACATAATAAACAAAATGGGTATGAGGTCACAATAGCATATCGCATACAGGAAAACGGCACTGTGCTTTCCAGTTATCACGGTGATTTAAACAATGAATATATAATAACAAAATTACAATAAAAAAATTATGGCTTATAAGCAAAATGCCGGTAGAGGCAACTTAAGAAACTTAAAAATAGATGCTCTTACAAACGGCGGAAATAACCCAACAGACCCACCTAAAAAGGAAATGGTCAGTGTACCAACTTCTGACGGCTACAATATAGACGTACGTAAAGGCAGTAATATGTATAAGCAATATGAAGAAATGGGGTCGGTAATACAAAGTATGCGCCCTATAAATGTAAATAAAGATACTGACCCTAGAACAAGCGGTATATCAGAAGCAGATATGAAAGCTAGGATAAAAGTATTAACAACTAGAAACCAGTTAAAAAAAGACCCTAACTCAGGCATTATGGCATTTAAAATGACACCAGGGATTAAAGGTAAGCCCGCAATGGACAGAATTAAAAATCTAAGCGCTTGCGGAGGACCAGGCCAACCACCTTGCGAGCCTTTGTTCGAAAAAGAAAAACAGGAGATGAAAATAAAACGATTTAAAAAAGCTACAAGCAGAAAAGCTCCTGTTAAAGAGACCCCTGTTAAAGAGACACCTCCTAAAGAAGCTCCTGTTAAGCCGGGTAAGCCTGTTTTAGAGAACCCTGTTAAACCGGTTAAACCGGTTAAGCCTATTGAAGGAGGCGAAGGCGAAGGAGAAGGCGGTAAAAAACCGGGTAAAGGGAAAAAATAATATAAATTAATAATTAAATTAAATCAAATCAAAATGAGTAAAGTAAAAAAAATGGAGGCAACTCCAAAGGCAATCACTAAAGACGAGTTAAAAAAAGTTACAGATCTGCAAACAGAACTGCAATCGTATTTAGCTAATATCGGTGTATTAGAAGTGCAAAAAGCTAAGGCTATCTATCAAGTCAATATGCTTGAAAAAGATATGGATCAGGTTAAAAAAGATATTGAGGCTAGTTACGGTGCTATCAATATTAATCTTACTGACGGAACTTACGAAGAAATAAAAGCGTAAGTTATGGAAAGTGTTATAAGAAAAATTAGTATCGGGGCTGACTATAAAAACGAAGCAATGCATTACTCTGTTAAACAGACAGTTTACGGCGGTCACGAAATTTCTCATATAATATTCAAAGAGTCTGACAATTCTTATAATATATTTATAAAAAAACAAGACGAGGTAATGCCATGGAAGAAATTTAATTCTAACATGGCAATATCCGTTGAGTATGACTTAGAGTATTAATGAGAAGTATATATGACTTTATCGTAAAGCCAGTTGGCAAAAGATATGATAATGAGATACAGGTTGGAGAGCACACCCTGATAACAAATAGCTCTATAGAAAGTTTTAAGCACGTTAACAATATTGCGGAAGTAGTTGAAACACCAGCCGCATTTGCAACACCTATAAAAAAGGGAGACTTAATTGTCATACATCACAATGTATTTAGAGTTTTCTATGACATGAAAGGAATCAAAAAGAACAGCAGATCATTTTTAAAAGATGGTTTATTTTTTTGTGGTATTGATCAAGTGTATTTATACAAAAGAAATAAAACTTGGAAATCATTCGGTGACAGATGCTTCGTTGCGCCGGTCAAAAATAAAGACGTTTTAAGCAATGAAAAAACGGCTGATCTTATTGGTATACTAAAAATAGGTAATAGCTCCTTGAAGAGCGCTGGAATCAATCCAGGAGACATAATAGGGTTTACGCCTAATAGCGAATGGGAATTTGTTATAGACGATCAGATTATGTATTGTATGAAATCAAATGATATTGTTATAAAGTATGAACTCGATAGAAACGAAGAGGAGTATAATAGCCGCTGGGCGCAAAGCAATTAAAGAATTAGTAAAGGTAGCAGAGGAAAAGATCGTTGACTCAGAGGAAGATATATCAGCTGACAGACTTAAAAATGCTGCCGCTACTAAAAAGCTTTGTATATTAGACGCTTTTGAAATATTAAATAGAATACAGGAAGAAGAAAGTATGATTGCAGAAGCAACTAAAACTTCAGACAAGCCTGCATTCAAAGGTTTTGCGGAAGGGAGATCTAAGTAATGGCTTACGAACAAGAATTATATAGTATAGTCAAAGACTATATCAGGCCTCAAGCGATTAAGAAAAAAAATCGTTACGCAAAATGGGAATACGGTTATGATAAAGAGCACGATGTTGTTGTTATAAGTAAAACCGGTAAAATAGGGGATATATATTTAATAGGCGGAGTGCATATTGCATTACCGCTATTACAAGATAAGCCTGCTAAGGGTATAAACAGGTGGGAAGCAGCTGAGTATCCAAAAGAATTAAGTAAAATAAAAAGCGAAGCGGATTGGGTAAAATACCCAAATGCTTTCAAAGAAAAATGGCATGAGTATATTGACGAAGAGTTTAACAGGCGCGAAGAAGGTTTTTGGTTTTATAACAAGGACAAGCCTACTTACATTACTGGTACTCATTACATGTACCTGCAGTGGTCCAAGATTGATGTTGGGCAGCCAGACTTTCGAGAATCAAACAGATTATTCTACTTATTCTGGGAGGCTTGCAAGGCAGACAGCAGATGCTACGGTATGTGCTATCTTAAAAACAGACGGTCAGGATTTTCTTTCATGGCTTCCGGCGAGACCGTTAACCAAGCAACAATATCTTCGGATGCTCGATTTGGTATACTGTCCAAATCTGGACCCGATGCAAAGAAGATGTTTACAGACAAAGTTGTACCAATATCGGTTAACTATCCATTCTTCTTTAAACCAATCCAGGATGGGATGGACCGTCCAAAAACAGAACTCGCATACAGGGTTCCCGCCTCAAAATTCACAAGGAGAAAACTTGACTCCAACGCAGTACCAGAAGAAATCGTCGGTCTTGACACCACGGTGGACTGGAAAAACACGGGCGACAACTCGTACGATGGTGAAAAACTAAAACTATTAGTACACGATGAAAGCGGCAAATGGGAAAGACCAACAAATATACTTAATAACTGGCGAGTTACTAAAACTTGTTTAAGATTAGGTAGTAGGGTTATTGGTAAGTGTATGATGGGATCAACGTCAAACGCTTTAGATAAAGGAGGTAAAAACTTTAAAAAATTATACGATAGTTCTGACGTAACAAATAGGAACAAAAACGGCCAAACAAAAAGTGGATTATACAAGTTGTTTATTCCAATGGAATGGAACTATGAGGGTTTTATAGATGAATATGGTTGGCCTGTATTTGAAACGCCTAAAAAAGAAACAGTGGGTCCTCACGGAAACATAATAGAAGAAGGTGTTATAAATCATTGGGAAAATGAAGTTGAAGGTTTAAAAGATGACGCCGACGCATTAAACGAATATTATCGTCAATTTCCCCGAACAGAGCAACACGCATTCAGAGATGAATCAAAACAATCTATATTTAACTTAACAAAAATCTATCAACAAATAGATTATAATGAAGAGTTAAAAAACAGTGCCATGGTTACACAAGGTAACTTTCAATGGAAAAACGGTATAAAAGATACTGAGGTTATGTTTTATCCTAATAAAGATGGTAGGTTTTATATAACTTGGGTGCCAAATCAAGAGCAACAAAACCATATAATAATAAAGAATGGTATTAAATATCCAGGAAATGAACACATGGGTGCCTTTGGTTGCGATAGTTACGATATTAGTGGCGTCGTTGGCGGCGGCGGCTCTAATGGAGCTTTACATGGATTAACTAAATTTTCGATGGAGGATGCACCTCCCAATCATTTCTTTTTAGAATATATCGCAAGACCTTCAACGGCAGAAATGTTTTTTGAGGATGTACTTATGGCTATGGTATTTTACGGCATGCCTATACTAGCGGAAAACAATAAACCAAGATTACTTTATTATATAAAAAGAAGAGGATACAGGGGCTTCAGTATAAACAGGCCTGACCGAACGTATAATAAATTATCGGTATCAGAAAGAGAAGTGGGGGGAATACCTAATTCAAGCGAAGATGTAAAACAAGCTCATGCTTCCGCTATTGAAACATATATAGAGGAATTTGTTGGGGAGAAGACAGATGGGTACGGAGATGTTTATTTGCAAAGAACATTGCAGGATTGGGCAAAGTTTGATATAAACAACAGAACAAAGCACGATGCATCAATAAGCTCAGGCCTAGCATTAATGGCCTGCAACAAACACAGATACACCCCTAAAGCAGCAACACAAAGAAAAGTATATACTTTAGGATTTAAGAAATACAATAACGAGGGAACTACTTCAAAAATAATATAATAAATGAATGTAAGTACAAACACTAATAGCCCATTTCCTGATCAGGTAGTTAGCGATGCTGAAAAAGCCACGTTAGAATACGGATTACAAGTGTCAAGAGCTATTGAGCAGGAGTGGTTTAACTATGGCGGTGCCGGGTCAAACAGATACGCTGCTAACTGGAATAACTTTCATAACCTAAGGCTTTATGCTAGGGGGGAACAAAGCGTGCAAAAGTACAAAGATGAATTGGCTATTAATGGCGATTTGTCTTATCTCAATTTAGACTGGAAACCGGTTCCAATACTTTCAAAGTTTTCAAATATTGTTGCTAACGGAATTACGCAAAAGCAATATGATATAAATTCTTACGCACAAGACCCTCAATCTCTAAAGAAAAGAACAGATTACGCTGAAAATATAGCCTTCGACATGCGCACAAAAGAGGCCCGAGCTATAGCGAACAAGGTTATACCTAACGACCTAAGCAAATCAGGATTGCCAGAAGGCAGTTTGCCGGAGTCTATGGAGGAAAGAGATCTTCATATGCAGCTTTCATATAAGCCAGCTATAGAAATAGCAGAAGAAGAGGCTATCAATACAGTTTTAGCAACTAATGAATATGACTTAACTAGAGCTAGAGTTAATCAAGATCTTGTTAATATAGGTATAGGTATTACTAAAACATCATTTAACACAGCCGAGGGGATTGTAGTTGATTATGTTGACCCAGCTTATTGTGTATGGTCATATACGGAAGATCCAAACTTTGACGACATATACTATGCGGGGGAAGTTAAATCTATAACAATACCGGAGCTTAAAAAAGAATTCCCTAATATATCTAATGAAGAATTAGAGCGAATTCAAAAGTACCCAGGAAACCGAAGAATGATCCGCGGGTTCGAAAATTATGATTACAATACTGTACAGATATTATACTTTGAATACAAGACATATACTGATCAAGTGTTTAAAATAAAGAAAACGGACAACGGACTTGAAAAGGCTATTGAAAAAACAGATGCCTTTAATCCCCCTCCTAACGACAACTTTGATAGAGTATCAAGATCAATCGAAGTATTATATGAAGGAGCTAAAGTAATTGGCACTGATATTATACTTAAATGGGAATTGGCTGAAAATATGACAAGGCCACTAGCTGATACCACTAGAGTTGAAATGAGCTACTCTATGTGTGCTCCAAGAATGTACAAAGGTGTTATACAATCTCTTATAAGTAAATGTATAGGATTTGCTGATGTAATACAACTAACACATCTTAAAATGCAGCAAGTGTTATCAAGAATGGTTCCTGATGGGGTATTTCTTGATGTTGATGGATTGGCAGAAGTGGACTTGGGTAACGGGACAAGTTACAACCCGCAGGAGGCGTTGAACATGTACTTTCAAACAGGCTCCGTTGTAGGTAGGTCGATGACACAAGAAGGTGATATGAACAGAGGTAAAGTCCCTATACAGGAGTTATCTAGTTCTTCGGGCATTGGAAAAATGCAATCTTTAATTACGGCTTATAATTATAATATGCAAATGATTAGAGATGTGACCGGGTTAAACGAGGCTAGAGACGGGGCTATGCCTAATCCTGACGCTTTAGTAGGTTTACAAAAAATGGCTGCAAACGCTTCTAATACGGCTACTAAACATATACAAGATGCTAGTATACAATTAACATTAAGTACGTGTGAAAACATATCTTTGAAAATAGCGGATGTTTTAAATTTCCCCCTTACAAAAAATTCCTTAATGAATAGCGTATCTACATTTAATGTTGAGACTTTAAAGGAAATTGAAAATCTTAATTTGCACGACTTCGGTATATTTTTAGAAATAGAACCAGATGACGAAGAGAAAGCGGAGCTTCAAAAAAATATTCAAATAGCATTGCAAACAAAAGAAATTGATATTGAGGATTCAATAGATATAAAACAAATCAAGAATATTAAGTTAGCAAACGAAATGCTAAAGCTTAAGCGTAAAAAGAAGCAAGAAAGAGAGCAAGCTTTGGTACAACAAAATATTCAAGCACAAGCACAAGCGAATGCTCAATCAGCTGAAAAAGCCGCAATGGCTGAAGTGCAAAAACAACAAGCACTAACCGCAGAAAAAGTAGCAATAGAGCAAGCTAAGTCAAACTTTGAAATGCAGAGAATGCAGACTGAGGCGCAGATTAAAAAAGAGCTAATGGCTGCGGAGTTCCAATATAACCTGCAACTAGCTCAAATGAAAGCTCAAGCAACTAAACAAAAAGAAACAGAAATAGAAGATCGTAAAGACAAAAGAATAGAAAAAGAGGGGACGCAACAAAGCCAATTAATAGAGCAGCGCCAAACACAAGGAGTACCTAGAGATTTTGAATCAGCGGGTAATGGCAACTTAGGAGGATTTGATTTATCTCAGTTCAATCCTCAATAAATAAGTATTTAACAATTATATAATATCATATCATGAGTGAAAAAACAGAAGGGACTTTTAAAATAAAGTCTAAAAAGAAATTAACAGATCAAGAATTAGGTGCTAAAAACAAGGAACCTTTAGTTAATACACCTAATAATGTAACTAAAGTAATAATACCTAAAGAACCACAAGATGCCGTTCAAGAGCCAAGCGCAGATGAAGTGGATGTACATGAACCATCCGGAAATAGCGAAGAGGTGGTCCAAGAAGTATCCGAACCAGTCATCAAAGAAATTACCGAAGAAAGTAAAAAAGAAGAGCAGAAAAAAGTAAAGCCTGAACCAGTTGTAGCGCAGCCTGAATTACCAGAAAGTGTTACTAAATTGGTAGACTTTATGAAAGAAACCGGGGGTACAATGCAGGATTACATTCGGCTGAATACTAATTACGACGATGTAGACCGCGACGTATTAGTTAAGGAATATTATAAAAGTACTAAACCTCATTTGAGTGCGGAAGAAATTGATTTTATGATTGATGACAGTTTTGCATTTGACGAGGATATAGATGAGGAGCGAGATATCCGAAGAAAAAAACTCGCATATAAAGAAGAGGTTGCAAAAGCCCGTAAGTTTTTAAATGACACTAAAGATAAGTATTACGACGAGATCAAGTTGAACTCGCCTAGCTTATCTCCGGATCAACAGAAAGCATCGGACTTTTTTAATCGATATAAAGAGGACCAGGAAAGAAACGCCGCTAACCATGAAAAGTTTAAAGCCAATACTAACCAATTACTTAATGAGCAATTCGAAGGTTTCGATTTCAACTTAGGTGATAAGAAGTTTAGATATGGTATACAAAACGCTTCACAGGTAGCAGAAAAACAATCAGACATCAGCAATTTTATAGGGAAGTTCCTTGGCAAAGATGGTATGATTGAAGATACTGCAGGGTATCACAAAGCGTTGTATGCAGGTGCAAATGCTGATAAGATAGCAAATCACTTTTACGAACAAGGCAAAGCTGACGCGATTAGAGATGTTGTAAACAAATCTAACAATACGTCTAGCTCCGCTAGAAAAGCAGCTCCTACAGGGGCGGCCAAGTTTGGTGCATATACCGTTAAATCAGTT